TAAAGAATGGTGTATTTTATGGATATGATACAGTAACTAATATTGATTTAAATGGAATTTCAATATCTTGTTGTAAATACACTGCTATGACAATAGATTCTATTAAACCAATCCCACTAACAGAAGAATGGGCTGTTAGATTAGGTAAAACAATAAATGGTTTAAAAGTGCAATCAAGCGGCTATCCAGATGGCGATTTATACATAGATAACGAAGGTGAAGGATATTATTTATATAACTGTAGTGATGGCTATAGGTTTGGAAAAAAAATTAAATATGTCCACTCTTTACAAAATCTTTATTTTGCATTAACAGGAGAAGAACTAACAATTAAATAATAATTAATTATATTTATACCATGAAAAAATCAATTTTAGTATTCGCAACAGCTTTATTAATCTTTAGCTGCAGTAAACCAACAAACAATCCTGTTCCTGTTAATCCAACACTAACACTTAACCGAACACCAAAACAAATCAATCAAGATTTCATTGGAAATTGGAACTGCAACACCTGGATAGTTGATGAAATCACCAACGCAACACACAGAAGGGAAATAATATTTTCTGAAGGAACAAACAATGTTGAATTTAGCTTAAATGATTACACCACAACAACAGTTTTCAATCAACTAATAACAAGATCAGTTACATTAATTGATTCAAACTACTTTGACAATCCAATAAATCCTGCAGCATTAAAGTTTAAAGGCTATTTATTAACAGATAGCACAATGAATGTTTATCAATATTCAATTGATGGTTCAGGGGTGATTGACACATCACAAACACAATTATTTAAAAAAGCAAAGTAAGATGAAAACAGAACACATTGCAATTGGTAAAGTAAAACCAAACAAGGACAATCCTAGAATTATCAAAGATGACAAGTTTAAGAAGTTGGTAAACTCCATTAAAAGCTTTCCTGAAATGCTTCAGCTTCGTCCTATTGTCGTAAATGATAAAATGGTAGTGCTTGGCGGTAATATGAGATTAAAGGCTTGTAAGGAAGCAGGATTGAAAAAGGTTTACATTATCAAAGCTGAAGATTTAACTGAAGAACAACAAAAAGAATTTATAATCAAAGATAATGTTTCTTTTGGAGAACATGATTGGAGCAAAATTGCAAATGAATGGGATGAAACAAAGCTTGATGAATGGGGGCTTGATGTGTGGCAACCTGAAGAAGATGAACAAAAAGATATAACAGCATCACTTGAAACATTCAAATTAACAATCAAGTGTGATGATCAAAAAGAACTTGATGAACTACAATCAAAGCTTGACGTGAGTAAAGATAAAATAAATTATAAAGAATTTCTATTAAAAACTGCATTATAGAATAACAAAAAGACTAATGGCCCGTAAACTATCAGAAGCAATTGAAGGAATGGAACTTGTTGCAGAATACTTTTATTTAGACCTATCAAGGCATTGTGAATGGGTAGAAGCGGCAAGAATTGAAATTGTAATGAATGAAAAGGTGATGAAACTATTATCGAAGTATTAACAGCACACTAACAGCACAGTATTATGGCAAAAGAAGACATAGTAAAACACCAATTTAAGAAAGGTGAAAGCGGAAACCTTAACGGAAGACCACGTAAATCATTTGCATCAATCAATGCAGAACTAAAAGCAAAGGGTGTTGTTCCATTGACTAAGGCAGCCTTAATTGAAGCCTATGAACTTGTATTCAATACTGATGAAGATGAATTGAAAAGGATTGCTTCAAATGACAACACTCCTTATGGTCTTAAACTAATCATTAAGGAATTGAATAATGCAAAGACAAGAAGTAAAGCACTTGCAGATTATAGAGATTACATGTTTGGCAAAGCTAAAGAAAGTAAAGACATTACAACAAACGGTGAAAGCATGAACACAACAATTACTTTTGTCGGCTTAGATGATGATGAATAAGTTGGTGTTTTGCTACTATAAGAAGTATACTAAATAACTGAAAATTAATAAGTTAAAAATTGCAAATTTCTAAGAAATACAGCCCACTATTTAAACGACCTGAAGGAGTAGATACTTACATTGTTACAGGTGGACGTTTTTCTTCAAAATCTTTTTCAGTTGCTGCAGCTTCAGTTGTTATGGCTGATGAATTAGAACATCGTATTCTTTATGGTAGATATACAAATATTTCTTCAAAGGATTCAACATTCCCTGAAGTAGAAGAAAAGATTGAAATGCTTAACAGACAAAGCCGATTTAATGTTAATCAAAACAGAATTGAACATCTAACAAACAAATCAAAGATAATATTCAAAGGATTTAAAACAGGATCAAAAGCACAGACAGCTTCATTGAAATCATTAAAAGATTTTAGTGTGTTGATAGTTGAAGAAGCTGAAGAAATTCCTGATTATGATACCTATGAAAAAGTAAGCCTATCAATTAGAGGAAACCAAACAATTGATGCTGAACCTAATATCAAAATTTTAATACTCAATCCAACAACAAAAGAACATTGGATATTTAAACATTTCTTTGAAGAACGTGGTGTTGAAGCTGGATTCAATGGAGTGAAGGACAATGTTTGCTTTATTCATACTAATTACTTAGACTGCATCAAACATGTTCCTGAAGATTCAATAAGGGCGTTTGATTACATGAAGGAAAAGAACCCGAACAGATACAACCATATTGTTTTGGGTGGTTGGCTCGATAAAGCTGAAGGTGTTATCTTTCAAAATTGGTCAATTGATAAGTTTGACGAATCACTTAATTCAATTTATGGAATGGATTTTGGATATGTTAATGATCCAACAACATTGTTCAAGGTAGCACAAACACCTGAAAAGATATTTACTAAACAGATATTGCACCGTAAAGGAATGTCAACCAATGATATTATTAATTTTTTGAAAGGTGCTGTTGATAAGAATGATTTGATTGTTGCAGATAGTGCTGAACCAAGATTGATTGAAGAAATACGTGTTGCAGGGTTCAACATTGTAAGATGCACCAAAGGCCCTGATTCAATTAAAAATGGATTAGCTAAGATGTATGTGAAGGAAATAATAAGTGAAGAAGGTGATATTGATATGCAAAAAGAATTAAACAATTATCAATGGCATGATAAAAAAAGTAACACACCGATTGATGCATGGAATCATTGTATTGATGGGGTTAGATACGCACATGAAGAACTATCTGACACCAACGAATTTTGGATTTCTTAAAATAAATTGTTATTAAATCAAAAAGTTTTTTTACATTTGTAACAACAACGAGGTGAAGACGCCTTGCACAATTTCTTATAAATGTCAAGAATAGGTAATGCTTACAAGGCTTTTATAGGTGGCTCAAGTTTAAATTCAGACTTTGAAAAGCCATTCCTACAAATCCTTTCAAATATGGGGTTTGGTAAAAGCGACCTAAAAAAAGTAGTTGATGAAGGATACGTCACAAACAATCATGTTTATTCAATCATCAACAGAATAGCAGAAGATGCTGCAAACATTCCTGTAATAATTGAGAATAAATTATCCAATGGTGATATTGAAATCATCACAGAGGGTGATTTTTACAACTTTGTTCATGTTCCTAATCAGGATAACAATTACAAATCGTTTACTTATCAGTCAATAGTTTACCAATTGGCCACAGGAAACGAAGTTCAATATGGTGTTCAGGGTGTAGGTTCAGCACACTTTTCTGAACGGTGGAACTTAGCGCCACAATATATTACACCAAAGGTTAACAAAACAATAGTTGGTCCACGCGCTACTTCTTACAAATACAATTATTCAGGTACAGATTACCCTTTAACAATTGAAGAAGTAATGCACCTAAGAAAATTCAATCCTGATCCTGCAAGTGAAAACGCAGTAATGGGACTAAGTCCACTTCAAGCAGCTTACAGGGTATTAGCAGCAAGTAATGAGATAATCACAGCAGATGCATCAATAATAAAAAACAAGGGTGTTATTGGATTACTTACTGCTAAAGGGGGAAAGGATGGCCGGCCTGTTTCAACTGAAGAAGCAAAGGCAGCAGATAAAGCATTGAAAAGCAGAATTGGTGGTGGCGGAAATTACGGTTCAATCAAGACAACAACAGGTGCATTTGACTTCATAAAGTTTGCAATGTCACCACAGGACCTTCAGATATTAGAATCAGGAGTTGTTAAACTACGTGATTTATGCTCTATTTATGGTGTAAGTTCAAGAATCTTTAATGATCCAAACGGTGCAACATTCAACAACACCAAAGAAGATAATAAAAAGTACTACCAGAATGGAGTATTACCACCATTAGAAAACGATATTGATCACTTCAACAGTTTCTTTGTTCCAGGTTGGAATGCACGTGACAATGCAAACTACATAGTTCGTTTGGACAAATCAAGTATTGAAGCACTTCAAGCAGATCAAAAAGTTGAAGCTGAAAAGGATAAAACGGTAATGGATGGTGTAAGCGTAATACTTAACATGCCAATATCAGCAGAAGGAAAGCAACTATTATTGGTTAGCACCTATGATATGACAGAAGAAGAAGCTGAAACAATCACAACAAACATTGAAACAAATGAAGAAGAATAAAACATTATCACAGAAACTTGCAACACATTTTGGTGTTAAGATAGCAGAAGGAATTAAATCTGTTAAGCAAGTGAACATGGATGAAAGGACTGTTGAATTTATAGCCAACACATATTTCTTTATTGATTCAGATCAAGACATGTTAATAAAAGGTTGTGCAGTTAAATCAATCAATGATAGAGGTCCACAATCAAAAGCGGTTGCCAAAATCAAGCATCAATCGGACCATGTACTGAACACAAAAAATGTAGTTGGTAGATTAGACGTAATTGAAGAACGTGAAATGGATGGTAAAACTGTTTTGTTTTGTGCTTCACATATTCCAGGAACATCAAAAGGTAATGATGATTTAATTAACTATCAGGAAGAAGTTTATGACAATCATTCAATTGGCTTTAGATACAAGCAATTAGTTCGTGCAGTTAAGGAATCAACCAACGAAAATGAACGCAAAGCATGGGAAGAATTTTATCCTTTGGCATTGAATCCAGAAAAGGCAGATGAATTTGGTTTCTTTTGGGTAGTTAAAGAGATTGAATTATTTGAAGTTTCTGTTGTTTCTTATGGAGCAAACGAACTTACACCGACATTAGGAAGCAAATCAAAGGATGCTAACAACAAGATTAAAAGTAATCTGATTGAAAGATTAGATGAATTAACAATACAACTTAAATCAAGCGTGGAAACTAAGGCACAATCCAAACAAATTGAAATGGAAGTGCTGCAGTTGAAGCAAATTATCACCGATTTGAAATTAGTCGAGCCATCAA